ACAGATGCCAGAGGTTCATTTATGGATGGTATAAGTGAAATTGGTTCTGATTTCTTTGGATTAAATGTTACTAATTCCGCTGGAAATACTTTAAAACCAATGGGAATTAGAGCAGAAGATATAAGACTTGTAACGGGTAGTGCTGAAAGAATGAGAGTTACAGACTCTGCAATTTTGCCCGGAGCTGATGATTCTATTGATATAGGTTCAAGTTCTTTAAAATTTGATGATGTTTTTGCATCGGGTGGAGTTACTACTACATCAGATCAAAGATTAAAAGATAATATTGCAGATTCATCTCTTGGGCTTGAATTTGTAAATAAACTAAAGCCAAAAGAATACAAATGGAAAGATTACGATTATGAACATATTGATAGGCAAGATGGAGAAGAACCTAAGACTATTATTAAAACCAAAACTTTTAAAAGAAAACATCAAGGTTTATTGGCACAAGATGTAGAGAAAACTTTAAAAGATATTGGATTAACCAATAATGATTTTGCTGGTTTGATTTATGATAAGGATGCAGATATGTATGGAATTAGATATCATGAACTAATCGCACCATTAATTAAGGCAGTACAAGAGTTATCTGCAAAAGTAGCAGAATTAGAAAAGAAATAATTAACAAACAAGGAGTCAATCATGGCTAAAAAAGAAAAAGAAAAGCCAGTCTTGAATCTAGATGGTAAGGAATATATCATAGAGGATATGACTGATTTACAAAAAGAAAAAGCAGGAGAAGTAGCTTTGTATCAAAATCATGTAAGTGACATACAAAACAAGCTATCTACAAACGCTTTTATGAGACAGCAATTAGTTGAATGTGAAAAAGTCTTTGTAGACAAACATCAAAAAGGTGTTAAAGAGCTAAAGCAAATGCTAGATAATGATCACTCACCACATGATCCGGGAGATGAAAACGACTAATGCTAATAAGGAAAAGTTCTAAGGGTCACGACCTAAAGTTGTATAGAAATACAACTCCGGGTGCGACTCGTACAAAGAAATATCCAGACGGTACAACAGAGACCCTTACTTATCCTTCTAGGTATAATTACTTTTTAGTTTACAATGGAGAAGTCATAAAGAGAAGCAATAGTTGGGATACGATAGAAGAGGCTTATGTTGATAAATGCGATGATGAACATGGTGGTGGAACGGGAAGAATGTTAGTAGGTAAGCATGAGCTTGTAAATAACGTTATAACAGAGAAATGAAGAATCCTTTAGCAACATTAGTATCATGGCAATATAAAACTGGACAGTTAGATGGCTGGACTGCGTATCATTTAGCGGCTGGTGCTTTTTTATGTAAGATATTCCAATGGTTGAGTTGGTCAGATTTTTGGTGCGTAATGGGCGTATTTATTATAGGTGTTCTGTGGGAGATATTTGAGTGGGTTATTGAAGGCGATGAGGAAACATACGGAACCAAAAAAGCGTGGGCATATAACACTATGGCTGATATTGTAGTAGAAACTGGTATAGCTTGGTGGATGGTGCTATGAACAAAACAATTAAAACATTAAAGAACGGAGATTTTGAAGTTGTACATACGAGTTATAACATTCCTTTTAAGTATATTTCTAATTCACAGTTGCACAAATCAAGGGTGGGTAGTAGCAAACATACCAATAGGAGAAGAGGAAAGGTTTACGAATACAGTGTTTGTGGAGATAGTTGATGCTGACTCTATTACACATTTGTTCTATGGTCGTTTGTCTGATTATACTAATTGGTGCTATCTACATAATGATTGGGAAAAAGTCGAGGTAAAGTGAGTGCGAAGCCAGATACCGCTAGAAGTTATAGGACTGCTATTCTTGACGATAACGCCATTGTTAGTATTAACCTTAAATGGTTGGGTCAAATTGCGGTTCTTATCGGAATGTTGGTATATGGTTATTGGCAAATTGAAACTAGGATTGCAAAACTTGAAGATAATGTTCTTGTTGCAAATGAACAAATTGGGGATTTGCTTAGTAAACATATCATGGAGGAAAGGGCTGAGCGAGAAGAGTTGGCAGAGAAAGTAGCTTTTTACGAAAAAGAGTTTAATATTAATCCTCTAAGCTGGGGTAAAAGAAAAAAGAAATAATGGATTTTTTAGCAATATACGGTGAAGCGGGAATGATAGGAGTGGTTGGTGCTATGTTCGTATATTTAGTCATATCATTATCAAACAAAAGTGCAAGACAACAAGAACAGTTAGAAAGTTTAAAAGTAGAAAATAAGGGCCAGTCTGAAACATTAGAAAACATGGAGGGAATGATTATAAAGCTTATTAACAGATGGAATCAATCAGACGATAAACTAGATCGCAAGTTTGATGCTCTAACAAAAGAGATAAACGACTTAGACAATCAGGTTTCTAGAATAGATGGTTCTTTAAGTAGGATAAACGGTAAACACTAATGGATAGTTTAAAAGTAACTGGACTGAGCACAAGCTTAGGTGTTGTATACTGGACAGATTTACTGTCTGGTGTTTTAATGTGTATAATGTTTGCAGTGCAAATTTATTATTTGTATTTAAAAACCAAGAAAATAAAGGAAGATTAAATGGATATTAAGTCAATGTTAGTAAAGCTTGCTGAAGAGCAGGCAGATAAGATGCAAGAAGAAGCATTAAAGCATTTAGCATCGGATGAGTTCACAAAAAATTTAGCTACAAAAATTAACGAGAAGGTAAATATACCTTGGATCAACGAAGAAAAAGAGCAGGAGCTTTTTGAAAAGTTGGTTGATGTAATGACAGATATGCTAGAAGGTGTATTTAAAGGTAAGTAATGCCTAGAAGGCTTTATAAGCTGAATGATTTTAGCGGTGGTTTAAATACAGTAAAAGACGTTGCTGATATAAATGATAATGAGGTATCAGTAGGGCAGAACCTTATGTTCAATGTGTATGGTGGTATGCAACCAGCATATATTATGACAGACTCTACCAATAATAAAATCAGTGCCTATAACAATAGTGATATATCTACTGTTCAACCCGGATATGGTTTAGGGTATTTTGAAACAGACCATGCTAGAGATTCTGTGACGGTTACATACGACAATGCAACCATGAATCGCCAAAACGGATTTGATCTTTTTGAAAGCGATGGGACAACTAGGCATCCTACCGCTGGTGACAATAGGAGGTTAAACCTAAAGGTAAGTAATGTTGAGACAAACTTAGCTTCTTCATTCCCCATTGGAACCCTTTTACTTTTATCAGGTGTTTCCGCATCGACTCGTTCTTTTGCAAACAATAGATTGGCTTCATCGGCTCAGGGTATATATACCGTTGTAGACACCTCCGGTAATGATATTATATTAGATCGTGAGGTTGAGGGCAAGTTTGCAGAGGTTGATCCTGTAGATGTTGATGATAGATTTTCATTAATACTTAAAGGAACTTCTTTGGGGGATCAGGTTTTACTTTTAGCTGACCCTGCCGCACACAATATTGATGTGTTTTCTACAACAGCAAATAGCTATACGAACAATGTTATTACTTTAAATAGCACAGTAGTAAGCACCGCATCAAAAGTAAAGTATTTTAGAATAGAGGATTCTATTAGATGTTGTGACACTGCTGATAAAAATAATTCTAAAATACAATGGTACGGATGGATTCAAAGAAGGCACTTTGAGGGTGCTAATTCTACCCTTGACAATGTTAATTCATACATGGATTATTTTCCTAAAGATAACGATTTAGCCCCTCCTACAGAGGATGACCTTGCAAGCTCTTCTGGGGCTTCTGGAGCTGTGTCTGGCTACCCTGAAGATGCAGGAACTGGCTTTGAAATAGCAATAGCAACAGAAACAGATGTAGACGGTTTTATAGAAGCGGCTGAGTATGAACTGGCATCTACTTTTATATACGATGGAAATCAAGAGTCCCTTCCTTTTAAGTACGCAAGCACGCATATCGTTACTGAAACGAATAGTTTAAAATCACTTTCGGTAAACATTGGTGCTAAAGGCCCTTATGATGAGCGAATATCTGGAGGCAGGATATACATTAGAAAAAAAGGTGATGACTCTGAGTTTGTTATGTTGTTAGATATAGATTTAACAAAAGGGGCTCGCATTAAATTATCAGATGATTTTACTTCTTGGCACGATGCTGGTAGCTCTCAGTACAACTGCCCTACCGCAACAGCATCTGCAAATTTTAGTATTAAACAGCTTGGTTTTATTACATACGAAGTAATAAACGGGTTTAGCTCTAGCATTTTTAGCAATGCTTTGGGTGATTCGGGAGAACATTGGAAGGATGCAGTTGTGGCTAATAATAGAGTGTTTGTTTGTAATGTTACGATGAAGGATGAAAATACAGGAGAAACAAAAGCAGATGCAACCTTAAGGTCTTATCCTGATAGAATTATGTATTCGATGCCGAACAGGTACGATACGTTTCCATCTGATAACTACATAGAAGCGGCCAAAGGTGATGCTGATGTCTATGTGGCTATAGAAGCTCATGCCGATAGATTGTTAGCTTATAAAAATAAAAGCCTAGATATTATAAACATATCAGGAGATGACCGTAATTGGTTCTTAGAAGACAGTAAAAAGTATCAGGGTGTATTGCACCCAGAGGCAGTAAAAAGAACCCAATATGGCGTATTATGGGCCAATAAACAAGGTTTGTATTTATATGATGGGTCATCGATTAGGAACTTAAAAGAAAATAAAATTAGTGACTCTGATTGGAGCTCTCATGTTGGCTTATTTACAGGTATTATTTATGATGAGCAAGAATCTATGGCTTTTGTAATAAAAAGTTTAGATGACGATGGTGATGCTTTTATGTGTGACTTAAAAAGAGGAAACTTTACGCTTATAAAAGATTTTGTTTTAGACAGCAACGATGGTTTAACTAATTCTGTAGATACGGAGAGCAATCAAACTTTAATAGGTCACGACACAGGCAGTTCTACAGATATTTACCAATTAAATAGGTCTGTAGCGGCTACTACC